GGTACTCGTTGAGCACAAGTAAGCACTGGTGACGGCGGATTTCCCGGTGGCGGCGGCGGTTCAGTGAATGGGGGTTCCAAAGCTGGCGGTGCTGGCGGCGGCGGCGCAGTCCGCATTATTTGGGGACCAGGTCGAGCCTTTCCATCCACTTTGACGCAGGATCAACCAGTAATTGACCCTAGCGATGTAATACAAGATACTGATCTATTTCTTTTAAGTGATCCTGATGATAATGCAAATTATAAATGTCAGGCTTCAAACTTAGTAAAGTATGGTGGTCATCGTGTCCTTGTTCAGGAAGATGATAATATCAACCCTACTACTAGTTATTTCTGTTCATTAGCTAATCTCCAAGGTCGTGTTAATGATAACCATTGGTTGTTAGTTAATCGTGGTCCCCTTAGCTATAAAGTTAAGGCTACTACTCTTCTCGTTAAGTATGGACCATTTAACTTTGTTCCTGTCGATAAACCCTCAGGTTCTGGTCAAATTAGAGTAGGTGGTCACCAAATTACAAGCCTTTCCACCTCTGCAAGTAGCTCTGTTGACTGGTGGGTAAATACTGCTTCACCTTCAACATTAGATCATTTATACCACGTAGGTGTTTACCCATCTAATAGCAGTGGATTTGACATGGATGACAATAGTAGAAAGGGGACCAACAAGGCTCAAAGTTGGGATGAGGTTGTACAGCAGATCGACTCTGGTGAAGGTTGGACTTTGTCCCTCCAACGTTCTACTAATAAAGTCACCAACGCTGAGTTCTCTACTACGGGTCAAAGTACCCATAAAGCAGGTTATCCTCCAGGTCAATACCTTGCTGAACCCAGTAGACTCTATGCTCAGCATATGGGTTTCATGAATACCGGCGGAGAAACAGACCGTTGGTTGAGTAATGAAGACCCAACCTTAAGATTAGAGGGTAGAGAATTTACTGTTGATGTAACTGGCTTATCTGCAACTCAAGCCCTTGCAATTATAGTCTATCCTAGTGCTATTCCGTATGATACTTCTGAAGTATTAGTTGATAATCCTGATGCAATTAAGTATGCTACCAAAGGCTTGACTAATTCTCCTTGGGACCGTAATGTTAGGTACTTTGAAACACCCGACGCTTATAACGGATCAATTCAATTTAGAAGTAACTCTGATTATACTTGGGTTGTTACTCAGGTTATTAACTACGATATTCCTGAAAACACTTACACGCCTGAACAATGGCGTACTTATGTTGAAGGGCTGAATTACACCAGGCTGGCACCAACTAGCGGTTCCAACAGAAATAAGGGTATTGGTAACTACTGGACTGATGCTATTGCAAAAAGCGGACAGGCTTACGGTTCACCGCGTGCATCCAATTGTGATCCTGAAGGCACTTTGTCTAGGTGTGTTCAACACATGGTCGGTAGTGAAGCCGAATTCGATTGGCTTGTCGCTAATAATGTCCCGATCATCTGGATTGTTAATACTGGTGGCACAGCTACCTCTTTCGGTTCGTACACCTTTAATGGTCACACGTCACAGGCATTTAATGACGGTACTGCGTATCCCAAATGGAGGAACATTGAATGCCAATGGCTCCGTTCAGACGGTCAAGTCTGGCGTAGGTTTGGGTGTAGCAACACTAACACAACCGGAACACTAGAAAGAATTAGTCCTTTTTAAACCATGAATAAAAAAGCAACTGAAGATAAATTCAATGAGTTACATAATATCTTGACCGAGGAGCTTCTCATGCGAATTAAATCCGGAGAAGCTTCTACCCAAGATCTTAAAGCAGCTATTGATTGGCTTCATAAAAATGACATTAGCGGTGTTGCTTACGAAGGTAACCCACTAGATAAACTCGCCAATATCCTCCCAACTATTGATCCTGAATTAGTACAAACGAGGTTATATGGAAAACGGGTACTCTCTGAATGAGACAGTACAAAGCCAAATAGGTGAATTCCAATACCTGTATGTTAATGGTCAAGATATCGGTTCAACAGTCCTTACTTTGGATACTAGAGTAACTGCATTAGAGGGTGGTGTCTCTTTTGACGGCACTGCCCTTGCAGCTGACATTGAATTACTAAAGAACCGTGTAACGGCTCTAGAAGGGTCTTCTTCTGACTCTTCTATAGTAGATAACCTAATTACTCAACTACAAGCCTTACAGACCCGTACAGGTACCTTAGAGAGTCTTATAACGTTATTGCCTGATAAAACTAGCAATGACACTCAACTGGAACACCGTCTTTCGTCTGTAGAACAAAAACTCACAGCAATAAAAGCTCTTTATGACGCTAAACGTGCTGTCTACAATATGCCCCTTAATTGGTGATGGCTAAATCTCGTACACAACGGTATTACGATGCAAATCCTGCTGCTAATCAACGACGACTGAAGCAGCAATCTAAATACCAAAAAACAAAGAAAGGTAAAAAACTTAAGCATGATGCTTATATTGGATCCTTGAAGATCGGTAAGAAAGGTGATGGTAAAGATGTCTCTCATACATCAAAAGGCGTAGTCCTAGCCTCTCCTAAAGCTAACCGATCTAAAAAAGGCATCCACGCATGACACCACTCTTTCCGACACCTGACGATTACCTTTACAACCTAATAGCTATGACGTCCTCTGAAGCCAAACGCCTTTGGAGGCGTGGCATTAAAGAACACTTCGATTGCACATGTATTTATTGCGGAGAAACTCATGACATCAATGACCTTACTATTGATCACGTTCATCCTCGCTGCCGTGGTGGTGGAGATGCACACAACACGGTCGCAGCCTGTCTTAAATGCAATCAGAATAAAGGAAGTCAGCACTGGAAAGACTTTATTGAACAATTCAATAACCCGTTAAGAACACAACTTTTATCCAACTATATCAATGTCAACGTATAGACCTCAACAGCCTTTTAAAGGTATGACCATGGCTCAGATGAAAAAGAAGTGGCAGTCAATGACTCCCGCTGAGCGTGAGCGTAATGTCGAGACCTTTAGAGCTGCTGCTAAGAATGCTCCTAAAGCTAAACCTAAAGCAACACCTAAGCCACAACCTAAGCCACAACCTAAAGCTAAGGCTAAACCTAAAGTTGATGGTTCTGTAAAAGCTACACGTCGTAAGACTAAATACGACCGTGATGTAGAAGCTAGAGATAAGCAATCAGCCCTTCGTGGTAAAGAACGCTTCTTTGCTGGTGGTAAGGGTGGTCAATATGACAAGCCTACTTCTAAAAAAGGTCCAAAGGCTGGCGATACAAAAACTGTCAACGGTCAAGCTTATTACTACGACGGCAATAAGTGGGTCAAAGGTAAGTCTAAACCTACCCGATTTAAACGCTAATTAACCTGTACACATACGTATTGGCTCTCCTTCGGGAGGGCTTTTTTTTATGCCTACTACTACTTTGTCGTGGGAGGATTATCGTGATAAAGCTAATAAACTAAAAGCTGACGGTATTCGTCCAAAACAAATTAAAGAACAACTAGGTGACCCTTTTTGGGATGGTGTACCTTACCACATTCAATCAGATGGTAAAGGTGGCATTAGTCGTAAGAAATTAAGTACAAGGCAAGATAGTCACAAGAAATCTAACGCTCTTCGAGACGAAAACCTTAAATTAAGTACTCCTGAAAATGTAGATCAAGGGGGAGTCAAGAGAATAGCAGAAGAAATTAAAAGTCAAGGGTTTGAACTTGATCATATTGTTGAAGTTAATAGATCAGGTAATGCGATCCGTGACTTTGGCGATGATCGACAACGCATTGACCAATATAAACGTAATATTAAACCTGGTCACCAACCTTCTAATCTTCAAGGTCTATCTCAAAAAGATAATAGTCAAAAAAATCGTGACTATAACAAATTAGATAAAGCTATTAAATCTCTTGAGAATATACCTACTCTTCTACAGATTATTCAAAATCAAGTTGATAATGCACGCGGCATTGCTTCCGTATTTGAATTACAAGGTTCTTCATTAGAGCAGGCTGCTGATGTTAGTAGATCTACTTTTCAACGGCGTGAAGCTGGTGCTGATGTCGCTCGAAAAGAAGGTGGTCTAATGGGTATGCCTGATTTTGGTATTACTGAATCTCTTGCTGGTTTCTCACTTATTGACGGTAAAAGGCAAGATGTTATGCGAAAAAGACACCTCCTATGAACACCCTAGAACTACTAAAGGATGACTTTAAAATCTTCCTACAAGCCCTCTGGGCTCAACTAGATCTACCTTCTCCTACGCGTGCTCAATATGCAATCGCAGAATATCTCCAATCAGGTCCAAAACGATTACAGATTCAGGCTTTTCGAGGTGTTGGTAAATCTTGGATTACCGGTGCTTTTGTCCTCTGGACCCTATTCAACGATCCTGAGAAAAAAATAATGATCATATCTGCATCTAAAGAACGTGCAGATAACATGTCCATCTTCCTACAGAAATTGATCATTGAAACACCTTGGCTTTCCCATCTGCGTCCTAAATCTGATGACGCCCGTTGGTCCCGTATATCATTTGACGTTAATTGCTCTCCACACCAAGCTCCTTCTGTTAAATCCGTTGGAATTACTGGTCAGCTCACTGGTAGCCGTGCTGACCTCATGGTTCTAGACGATATTGAAGTTCCTTCTAATTCAATGACTGAATTGATGAGAGAAAAACTTCTTCAGTTAGTTACCGAATCAGAATCTATTCTTACTCCTAAAAATGATTCCCGTATTCTATTTCTGGGAACCCCCCAGACAACCTTTACCATATACCGTAAACTCGCAGAGCGTAATTATCGCCCCTTCGTATGGACGGCGCGATATCCGCGTAAAAAAGAAAATTACGAAGGTCTGCTCGCGCCACAGTTGCAAGAAGACCTCGAAAACGGTGCGGAAGAGTGGGCGGTCACGGACCCGGACCGTTTTAGTCATGCCGATCTTTTAGAACGTGAAGCATCAATGGGTCGGAGCAACTTTATGCTCCAGTTCATGCTTGATACGAGTCTTAGTGATGCTGAAAAATTCCCTCTTAAAAACGCAGATCTCATCGTTTCTTCTGTTAATCCCACTACTGCTCCCGAGTCCGTCATTTGGTGCTCAGACCCTCAAAACATTATCAAAGACCTCCCCACTGTGGGTCTACCTGGAGATTATTTCTACTCTCCAATGCAGTTACAAGGTACATGGGCACCTTACACAGAGTCAATTTGCTCGGTTGACCCGTCGGGT